CCTCATTGCAGAGGGGCACAGCTTTAACACTGCGTCGCTTGAACACCCGGGGTTAGGGAAATTGGAAACAAGAGTACCTGACCTTCCTACTGGACGTCGTCCAGGAGTTCATCGAGCATCCTTCCGCTGGGCTGAGCCCAGACCCAAGGCGTACATTGGGATGAAGATTTTATCTCCATAGTGGCTCTTCCCTCTTGAAACAATAAGAGTTCTGATACCGATTTTCATCAGTATCAGGTAAAGAGATAGTTTCCTAAAACATATTACTAGATGAACTTTTGTTTATTGACTGTTAATTAGCCTACTCCAACCTAAAAACTTCAGGTCGATCCTCATTTGAGGGGTTGAGCATAGATTATATCTAACACCTGGCAAAAAGAGAATTAGAATTTCTCCTCGTTTAGGTAGGTTAACCCTTCTTTCTAACGAAAGGGAGGGCACAGTCTTGGAATAAATAGATTTTTGTTCTTGTAATGATGGTAAAATATCGTTAAAAATCACAATTTTGGTAGGACTTCAGGACTCCTATCATTAGTCGATATTTCCGTCTCTGAAATGAGTCTCAAGGGAAACCCCTAGTTGATATCACTTCTTGTTCGGAAAATTCTGCTAAGGATGGAAAGACAGGAAAGAGTATTAGCTCCGACTCTTCTTCAACGACCTACTTCTCTCTTTTGAGAAGAAAGACGTATCAAAGAGCTTCACCACAAATAATTCATATGCATATCTTTTTTAATAATACACATAAACTATCTGCTTCCTCTTCCCTGGCCTTCAGAGCCAACACTTTCAACATAGCCCGGTTTTATTCGGACGATATTAGGTACCAAGTCAACGGAGAACCTTTATCTCTACAAGAGATTAGAGACACAGCTCCGGAGTCAAGAACTAACTCACATTGGTTAGTCTTGGTTGATTGGGATCTCCAGAAAAGTAAGCCTTATGTGATCATCGATCCATTTGACCCTGCTGGCCTGTTGTATCTCTCTCACCATGAATACCTTGTGCAGCAAAGAACTCTTGGTTCTATGAATGCTCCTTTCACCGTCGTATGTCGGCCCGGATCTAAACGTCCTCTTCCTTTAAACTCCCCCACTCAAGGGGGTCGTATTCGGAGGTACCATGATGGTATTTACGTCTTCGACCTTGTTCCACTTTCGCCTTTAAAAGGACAACGTCCTTTACCGGGTCCATTCTCTCGGGATATCGATCCCGTTGAATTTTCTGCCTTTAAGGAACTTCGTTCCTTTATGGCTAGAAATGTGGTGTGGGTCGGCGATACGGTCAAAGTGAATGATGCAAACATCATTGGACTCATCTTGGTATGGGGGCGTGAAATCCTCCATTACCTCGATGTGAAGAAAATTGGGGCGCAACAGGAAGCATTAATGCCTCTTGCTGAGCATCTCCAACACCTTCTAAAGCACAATGGCCCAGATTATATTATTAAAAGACTTAAAATTCTCCTTTTCTGTCTTCATGCCTATTTGGGCGGTAATCCTTTAAAGGATACCCGCCCGTTAGGTCAGGCTGTTAGATTATCTAATGGACTGCCCTTCTGTTTCGGGAAATCCATGAGACAGTCCTTAAGAAGCGGCTCCTTGAAAAGAGCACGTTTCCTAGGTTCTGTCCTGCAAATGTATAAATACATTGCAGGTACTCATGGGCTACCTGATACAAATAGCATTACGGCGTCGCCGTTCATGGGTAATACCTTTGAGTTTAATGACTTTTGTTCAGGTCTTTTCCAGAAAGTCTTACGCTCTAGCATAGGCTATAAGCCCGTGTTTGAGTATAAGTCTGGTAAACACCTTATGATCTCTTCAGCGGGGGCAAATACTGCCCACGCCATGTCGTCTATTCCTCTTGATGCAGTAGCTTGGGCTAGAGAGCCCGAAAATCTACCTCTCAATTGGTTTAAATTCCATGGGGATCATGACATGGTCAAAATCCTTCAAGGTATCACTCAGGAGGCAGTCTCGGTAGAATTTAATTCTCCTAGTTGGGCCTCATATGATGGTGTAGCATATCCTAAAGATCCTTTGCAAAAGGATGAATTTAGGTATTTGCTCGACACGCTTTTTAAAAGCGAGTTTGACCACTATATTTGGCCTTGTCTTGAGAGATCATCTTTTGATGTCGTATATAAGTACCTTCGTCTTCAAGGCGTCGCCACTGAAGAACGTACAGCTAGACTTCGTCAGCTGTTGCAAGATACCATATCGGCAAAGAAAGTTAATCTCTGGACCAACGAGGAGTTATACTATAACCTATATATGAGACAGAAATTGGGTGAATGGCCGGCCCGTGTACAAACTCCTAGTCCTGTAACAGGACGACTCCATGCGATACAAGAGGGCGCTGGAAAGGTTAGAGTTGTTGCTATATGTGATTATTTCACACAAGTAGCACTCAAACCGGTCCATGACTTCTTATTTTCTATTCTTAAAAGGATCCCAACTGATGCTACTTTTGATCAGGAGGGAAAATTAGAAGAATTTTCGAAGAGAGGTTATATGGATTGTTTTTCATATGACCTCAAATCGGCAACTGATTTGATTCCAAACCAGTTGTATATAAGTGTCTTAAAGCCCATGCTTGGAGAGGAGTCGGCGCGACTTTGGTTACAATTGTTATCTCAACGAGATTTCTATGTAAAACCGGACGTTTTTGGTCTTCCAGACCTCGACGGTTCGGTACCAACGTTACGCTATACACGTGGTCAACCCATGGGAGCGTTGTCTTCCTGGGGTGCACTTGCACTTCTTCATCATGCTTTAGTCCAATTTGCTTACCACAAAATTGGTGGTACAGATTGGTTTAACGCGTACTTGGTATTAGGTGATGACATCGTCATCGCCGATAAAAGTGTTGCCGAGTCCTACCTGAAAACTTGTGAAACTTACGGTATTACTATCAGTGTTGCTAAATCCCATGTATCAAACAAGGGATTGATAAATTTTGCAGCCCAGGTAGTAATAGGCGGCGAAAACATCTCTCCTCTTTCGCTGAAGGAAGAGTTATGTTCTCAAACTATGAGTCAACGACTCGAGTTCGCCAAACGTATTTCTCGCAGATGGGATGGCGGGGATGATCGAAATGTAAGGTCATTAAGGTACATTTTAACCCACCCTCAATGGCAAGCCATTCAAGGTGAGCTAAAGGGGGAGAAAAAGGGAAAAACCCTTGATCTTTTGAAGTTTTATCTACTACATCCCTTTAAGGAGGTTTGTAATATAGGTAAGATTCAAGATTGGTTAGGATTTGCATCCAAAGACCTTTCGTTGCTTCCGCCTTCAAAAGTTCAAGAGCTTGAGTTAACTCTTAGAGAGAAACTCTTTGCTGACTTGATTCACCGTTCTGAAAAGCTAACCAATGATGCTATACGTCTTCAGACGTTGGCATTAGAGGTAGCCACTCATAAGTATAAAAATACTTTGAGGGCAAAAGCTTGGACGTACGTGAGTGAATCTGTGGCCAAATCGGTAACAGATAATCAACTAAGGCCGTTGGCCCATGTGTATGATTACCTGAAACAGGCGATGGTTGCTCCCTTTGCTAATGCTATGGACCCGTCGGGTCTAAGGCATTTTCAGCCAGGGGGAGTTGCCGCTGCATATATGGAAATACCTTTAAAAGTAATTCCACCTCTGCAGGACCTTTTGGCGATTTGGATAGATTTGGCAAAAACACCATCTCTGTCTTCGAATCTTTCTATGTTGGACGATTTTCCTTCACATGTCTTTGACATAATAAAGAATATCGATCCCTCTAAGAAAGTCGAGACCACAGTCAAGAAGTCATGGTTCCGGAAGAAAATAAAATATCTTCCGTCTTGGACCAAGATAAAGGAAGCTTTCCGTATACCTAAACTGCCATTGGCTAGTGCGGTAAGGAAAGTGTTGGGAGCTCCGCTCCCAATCTTCACCGTCATTGATGGTACCCCACCACCCTATATCACTCAACAACTCTCGATTCAACGAGAGAAGTATCTTGCGGATAGGATTAAAGACGCGGCGTCGCCGTGTCAAATGGGAAAAACCCAGTTACTAGGTGCAATGGTAGGATTGTGTCTCGTAAATCCGACTCCGAAATCCCAGTTCGATATAGAGAGAGAGAAGTTTAAATTCCCTTTCACTTTCCCGGACTAGGTCGTCACCGGTGGTTACGTAACACCATCCGTCCATACAACGTAGTATGTGGGATATCAATGGAG